TGGCTTTGCTGTCCAAGAATACATATGTCTTGTTTTCAGAAATTCTGTCATGACTAATGATAACCTTTTCATTACCGTTGATGATAAAATATCCTCCACAGTCATATTGACATTCGCTCGTTATTTCTTTTGTATATTCTTTATCATTAATATTCGACAAAACACAGTAACTTGAACCAATCATAATAGGAATCTTACCAATATTGATATTTTTGATTACCTTTTCACAAGATTTCACAATATCATTCTCATCATACCATTTCACTTTGATTTTAATATCAACGGACAATGATGACGCATAACTGAAATTGCGCTGTCTTGCCTCATTTGGTGTCATGAGTTTTGTGCTTCCATCCTTTTCATAAATAAGTGGTTTATTCAATCTTGGATTATCTACAGTTAACAAAATGTTATATTTAAAATCACCAATGCTGTGATTATATTTGTGCAAAATTTCAATATTATTGAAACCATTAATAATATCTTGAATCTTGTTTTGAATAAAATCATTGAAAGATTCCAATTGATGTCTTATTAACATTTTACCAACTGATTTTTTATCATTTCCAAACATAGTGTTGATTACTTTCCATGTTTCTTTTTGAAACTCCAAATCATTCATGTTATGAGTCATTGTTTCAATGAAGGTGTCACTTTCTTTTTCACTCATGTTTTTCAAATCATGTATAATATTATCCATAAATTTTACATCATTTTTTGTATTTAAATCTATTTCTAAATTATTCATTGAAATCATTTTGACATAAAGGACAATTTCTATGTTCTCTCAACCAAGTAGTTATACAACTTCTATGAAAATAATGATTACATGTCGTTTTAACAATTTTCTTATCAGCACTTTCTTCATTTACTTCACATAAATTATCCAAACATATACTACATTTAATATCTGTATCCATATCATTTGAACACAACATTGATTCAACTGTTACATCAGTTATAGCATCATCCAAATTGTTCACTCCATGATTAACATTCCCTATCAATTCAGAAATCATGTTATTTAATTCATATGAATCCATCATATCCTCTATATTCACTACTTGAACATTGCTATTATTATTAAAATTAAAATCAATATTTGAACCAAAGTTGATTATAGTTCCCATTTGACGTTGAGATAAAAATGAGTTCAACATCGGATTCAATATATTTAGAATGCTTCTCCTATGCTGACATACATCGACATGACTGATATAATCACTAAAAGCTATCTCTTGACCACATAATTCACAAGGTATCGTTGGATTATCCATTTAATCAACTATTTAAACATATATTACATTTTTATAAATAGATTATAGACAAAGACATACATCAATTATGATATATGATGATTACATTCAATACTGCATTGATTACGAGAAAATATATGGCAAAGAAACAGTCATATTAATGGAAGTTGGTGGATTCTTTGAATTGTATGGTGTAGATTACAATAACAATAAATCTGGTGCTGATATATATAAGGTAGCCTCTTTATTAGGAATCCAAGTTTCAAGAAAAAACAAAAATATCATCGAGAATTCAAACACTAATCCTCTAATGGCTGGGTTTCCAAGTTACACTCTTAATAAATTTATTGACATTTTAGTGACCAACAACAAGACGGTGGTTCTTGTTGAACAAGTAACACCTCCACCCAACCCAAAACGTGATGTCACTCGCATCATCAGTCCAGCGACATATGATGAAAAAATTTTTCAAAATGACACAACAAATTATATGATGCACGTATATATTCAACCATATGATAAATCACTCGCATTTGGAATATCTTGTATTGACATAAGTACGGGTAAAACATACGTTGAAGAAATTCATAATATTCAAGATATTAATATCTGTTTACAGGAACTTTGTAAAATTGGAATTTACATACAACCAAAAGAGCTCATTATTTCGAGCCATGATCAAATTACCACAGATCAACATGAATGCATTTCTAAATTATTCCCTAACATCAAACAATATAACAAAACAAATTGTCTAACTCATGATTGTATCAGGCCAGTGTTTCAAGAGCATGTATTCCAACAATTTTATCGCAACGAATCTCAACTTTCGATTTTCGAGTTCTTGGATCTAGAACGCAAACTTTTGGGGTCAATCTCTTTCGCATATCTTCTTAAATTCATTGAAAACCATAATCCTTCAAATGTCCTTAATTTTATGAAACCAATCGCTCTTGAAAACAACTCTTGTTTAAAAATCACACATAATGCACCAGAACAACTTAATATCACAACTGGTGAAATTTCACTACTTGATATATTAAACAACTCTATTACATCCATAGGTAAACGTTATTTTAGATACAGACTAATGAATCCAACATCTGATGCAACTAAAATCAGCCTATCATATCAAGATATTCAACTGTTTGAAAATTATGATATCGAAGTAATTAGAGCTACATTGAAAAATGTAAAAGACATTGAAAAGATTTTTCATAAACAAGCTAAAAAAGTCTTCCCATATGATGTTTTGAACATATACAAATCCATCAAAAGCATGATTAAAATCGCAGATACCATTGATCATAAGCACGAGTTTCATAAAATTCTTGATTATCTTGAATCGGAATTCAATTTTAGTGATGAAAATCTGTTCAATACTTTGGATGAAAAGATCCTTAAAAACATTACAGAAGCCTATAAATACAGGTCAATAATTGATGAAAGTATCAAAGCATTTCAATCTTTTATTGATTCATTTCCAGAACAAATGAACAGTGAACATTTTAAAGTAGAAAATAATGATCGCGAAGGGTATCATATCGTATGCACTTCTAAAAGATTTGAGCAATATAAAAAATCATACCCCGATATTTTCAAGAACTGTGTCTTTTCTAACAACAAAACAACTACTAAAATTTTCATGAGTGGTGAGAAGAAAATTAATAACTCAATTATTGAAGCAACCCAAATGCTTCAAAAACTTATCCACACTAAATATTATGATATCATTGATCATTTAAAAAGCCATTATTCGGATTCATGCTATAATATTGTGAATTTTATTGAGTATGTAGATTTCAACACAACTAATGTGCATAACAACATTCTATTGAAATTATATAAAGCAACTATTGATCAAAGTAAATCATCTGGGTCAATTGAAGCTAAATCTTTACGTCACCCTATTATCGAATATATATCTAAAGACATACAATATGTATCTAATGATATTACACTTGATGAAAATGGAATGATTTTATATGGAATCAATGCTTCTGGTAAAAGTAGTCTGATGAAATCCGTCGGTATCGCAATTATAATGGCTCAAGCGGGTATGTATGTTCCTGCCTCATCATTTATGTTCACACCATATACTGCGATATTCACACGAATTACAGGTAATGATAATATTTATAGAAATCAATCCACTTTTGTGCTCGAAATGTCTGAATTACGAACTATTATGAAATGTGCTGACAGTAGAAGTATAGTTATTGGTGATGAACTTTGTTCAGGAACAGAAACAATATCAGCTGTATCTATTGTATCTTCAGCCATTAAATTTTTGAGCAATAAGAAAATCTCTTTCATATTTGCTACCCACTTACACGAACTTGTAAATTTCATAGCTGATACAACAGCCAAAACATATCATTTGAGTGTATCTTATGAAGATGGTAAAATCATTTATGATAGAAACCTTAAGGAGGGTATTGGTAACACTTTGTATGGTCTAGAAGTTTGTAGATCATTAGATATGGATGAAGAGTTCATGAATATGGCATTTAATATCAGAAACAATTACTCTCAAAAAAAAGATTCCATACCTATGAATTCAAAGTATAATAGTAATATTCTAAAAGATAAATGCCAGATATGCGATTCTATGGATTCCATCGATATCCATCATATTCATGAACAACATGATGCAGATACACGTGGAAATTTCGATTCATTTCACAAAGATGATGAGCATAACTTGGTGAAATTGTGCAAGAACTGTCATAACGATGTTCATCATAATAAAATAGTCATATCTGGATATAAATCTACTACGAATGGTAGAGAGTTACACTATCATTTTAATAAGGTCTTCGCATATGATGATCCAGAAGTGATACAAACTGTTATAAATACGAAAAAAGCAAATAATATGTCTCAAACAGTCAAGATTCTATCGGAACGCTATAACATAAATTTCACAACATATAGGATAAACAAAATACTAAACGGAAATGCATTTAAATAAATCAAAGCATGATTAATGTAAATTGATTTATGTCAAAATGTCAACGTTTAACGATGTTATGGAAAATATACATAATTTAAAGCATTTATTCGATAACATAGAAAACACTGATAAAAAATTAGTCTTGAATAGAATGTTCATGAAGCATATAGAGAATTTCGTGAATAGAATGGAAGAAGTCTATTATAAAAAAATAATAATGGATAAATCAGTCACAAGATTGAAAAATAATCAAGAAGTAGAAATTCATAGAACATACAATACAATGAATGCATTTTTACCATTTATTATTGCATATAATCTCAATAATCATGCGTAGCATATATATCTTTTATTTTTTATCATAAGTGTAAAGATGTCACTTTTGTTAGATATAGACACTGAATTCATATTTGTTTACAAAGAGATGTATAATCCTATTGAAGATTATCTTGCCTCGTTCAAAATAAAGAAACAAATAATAGAGTATAATGATTTTCTATCTAAGTGGAATCTATATGTTAACAATAAAAACTACATCGTTATTTTGACTAACATGTGGTGGACCCCTGATGATGTATATAAGAATGTTAACAACGTTGTATTTCTTAATGTAGAACATCTTACAGAAATAACAAGAATGAATCACATACTAAATATAATAAAACATGATATTCCGATTGTAGATTACAGTATAGTTAATATTGAATGTATAAAAAAATATGCTTCCATAAATAATATTGAATTAAAAGTTCCATTATATCATCTACCTTATCAATATAATTTAGAAGAACAATTAAGCCTAAATAAAGAAGATAATACTTATGAATACGATATTGGTATCATCAATGCATTACCTAGTATCGATGGAAATATTGAAAATAGACGTATTACCCTATGGAATGAGTTACAAAAAACTGATTACAAAATATTGAACATAATGGGCTGGGGCAAAGATAGAGACGACCAAATAAATAAATGTAAAATTATCTTAAACATTCATAACTTTGAATGTTTCAAAATATTTGAACATGTAAGATGTGATAGACTTATATTTTCAAATAAACTTATCGTTTCTGAATTATCATTGAAAGCGAAAACTTTGGATATTTATAATAATGTTATATGGGTCGAATATGATAATATAATCCCTAGTTTGAAACATATCCTAGAAAACTATGATCACTATATGCAAAAAACATATGACAAGTTACAAATGAAGCAGTTATTGATAAACAGAGCTTTACAATTTTATAAAACTTTAACTGATATTAAAACACACATAAATACACGATTCTTGGATTAAGAGTTCAGGTTCTTTATCATTTCATAGAATTCTTTCACAACTTTCTTAATTTTAATCTTTTGCACATCAAACGATTTGAGATATAAACCATCTAAAGTTCGGACACGAGATAATGCCACATATGTTTGCCCACATTCGAAAACATCACTTCCAATATCAACTTCTGCGATATCAAGAGAAGCTCCCTGACTCTTATGTATCGTCATTGCCCATGATAATATCAGTGGCATATATTCAACCTCATATTCTTTATCATCATATTCTACTTTTTGAACAGTTATTGGCATTTCTATTAACCTTCCATTGTGAAATTTCACGATAGGTTCTTTATTAATAGTGAAACCTATAACTTTTCCACAGCTCCCATTACATATTTTTTGCTCACTTTCCATATCATAATTGATTATACACATCACTTGGGACCCCACTTTGAGTTGCAAATTTTCGTTATACTTTATAGAACTTCCTCCCATTATTTGAGATTTCTCTTTTTCATTTGTAATAACTTTAGTATCATTATCTTCATCAACTTTTTTATGCTTCAATTTAACACCATATGTTACTTGTTTTCCAGTTAGTTCATCATTATATTTCTCATTTATTTCATCAACAATATATTTTTTTGGATATAATCTTACAGGTTCAATATCACTAGTGTTCTTCTTATTGACACAATTCATAAGTGTATCATATGAATCCTTGCTTATTTTACCTTTTCTAACTTGATTAAGGATTTTCTTATATGCCTCATCTGTTTGTCTGAACACTTTTTTTAAACATACTTGATTATCATTGAAAGTTTCTTTCCATCTCTCTGATTCAAAGCAAAATTGATTACTTCCTTCAAAGCTATCCCCAACAGGAGGCAATTGATAAAAATCACCAGAAAATATCACTTGTATTCCACCGAATGGTTTATCACTACGTCTTATTAGTTTACCAAGTGTATCCAGAATTTCAAATATTCTTTTACTTAACATACTTACTTCATCAATTATAAGAACATCACACTGTAACCATTTTTTCCTTTTACGCTTATTTGTGACAACACCTTGTATAATGGTATCAACATCTTTATTTGCGATACCAATCCCACTCCACGAATTCAAAGTTTTTGCATTATGACCAAGCAATACTGCAGCACAACCTGTTAAAGCTGTTACATTCATTCTTCTCCCTATTTGTTCAGCTACATTAATAATCTCTCCGATCAAAAATGACTTACCGCAACCACCTGGACCTGTAATAAAGATATTATTACCTTTGATAAACTTGTCCACAACATTTTTTTGATGTGTTGTTAAATTATGATTAATTTGAATTTCATTTTGTATGATATTACTTTCTTTATGTGAATCAATTTCGACAGTGTTCGATATATAATCTAATATGCTATTTTCTTGTTTAATTTCAATATCACTATACTCTTTCATGTAAGAAATGGCAAAAGATTTAGAATCAAACTTTTTAAACAGAGCATGTGGATAATTTTTCACATTTTCTTGACAGTCATGCCATGTGTGATATATTCCTGGAACTATACCCTTTGCAACTGCATAGTAAGGCATGATCCTTAATTATTATGTCTATGAAAATTAAACTTATCATACTTTTTTTATATCATTTTTTACAATTTAAAAATTGATAATCATGCTGAATTACAGTATAGAATAGTTCAGATGGAATTATTATCTGTAAATGATTTTTGGTTTATTAAAGATGAATTATGGAGATTATGCATATGTGACGCATATAATGCAGTAATCCTATGTGATCTATATGATTTTATAAGGGACAATGAAATACAATCATTTATGTATTTTTCATATAATGACACTGTTATAGATGACAAATTTAAAAGATTAAGTCATCTTGCTGATATAAAAGGCTTACATTCTGGTGCTTCATATGGTTGCACGATGAGAATTGTTGAACATATAATTAAAAGTGGCTTTTTATATTGGAAATACGATTATATTAAAGAACATCACGAACATGTTGTTGATAAAGTATTTCTTATTCAAAGAACATTCAAAAATGCTATATCTAATCCTAATTATGAAATGTGTAGAGCACGTTTGAAAAAAGAATGTTTTGAATTGATCATTTAAAATTGATGTATATTTTGATTTAAAAAATAAATATTTTATTAAAAAATGATCTTGTTGTTAAATTTTGAATATATAAAACACAAACTCCAAACACTCAAAATAAAAGTTACCAGTTACTACTAACTACAATGGACTCTTTCCTTATTCACATGATTAACGATGAATGCAAATTGCGCGGCAAGGCATTTTGCGAAAAGTTGCTCTTGAAGGTGACTGAATGCATGAAAGAAATGTCTGATGACAGCGAAAATGTTGAAGACATTCCTAAGCTCATTGACCATGAACCTGTTAAGGATTCTGAGAATGTTGATGAAGTTGAAGAAGTTGAAGAATCTGATGATGAAGAATCTGATGATGAAGAATCTGATGATGAAGTTGAAGAATCTCACGAGGATTCTCCAAAGGATAAGATTTACAAATACAAAAGCACCGAATGGCGCAATGATAGTGTATACACTATCAAATATAATGCCAAAGATGAACACTATACATGCACTTGTCCCGATTTCAAATATCATTGCTCTGCAAATAACATGATGTGCAAGCACATTGAAAAGATAAATGAGCTTGATGATAAGGCTAATGCCGATAACATTGATTATATCACAAATGGTATCACAATTGTTCAATAAATGATAAAAAATTCAAAAAATAAAAAATAAAAGTTATCATTCAGATTTCTTTTTTTTAGCATTAGCCTTATCTTTTAACTCAGCCATCACATCATTCCAACTAGGACCTGTACTTTCAGCTTTTTTCTTACTATCAGCTTTTTTTGTTGGAGGAGGTGGTGGAGGTGGCGGAGGTGGTGGAGCAGGTATTGATTTTGCTGATGGTGGCGGAGGTGGTGGTGGTATTTGAGTTTTTGGTGCACATTTCTCAACATTTCTGCACGAGTATTTATCGAATCCCCAGTTTTCATTATAAAAATCAGGTTTTCCATCTAATCTATTAGTGTATACTTTTTTAATGATAGCTTCACATAGTCCCTCGCGTGTTTTAGCTTTGGATTTTGTGTCTAACATTTCTGACATAAATCTTAAATTTTTAATCGTTAATCCAGAAACCTTTTGAGGACGATTACATAATTCAACTATGTCTTTGTTATACATCTTATAT